GCTGAATGCCTGAGAGCCACCACTCTCTAAAATCCATGCCGGTCTATTGTTGCCGTTTTGAACGGTTACTTCAAAACGGTTGTTCAGTGTGTTGTCATTAACAGCTAAGGCCCTTTGTAAAATCGCAGGGGGCGCTATACCTTCCGGCACAATGCTCGCATACAGCGATATAGAATTTCCAAACGAGATCGACTGATTGAGTTTGATATTATCAGCCGCTCGCGTCACGGCCACGGTTGTTGTCGGTATTGGAGAAGTCGCGAAGCCGTCTGCGGCGAGATTGGTTGGTGTCAGGTTTAGCGTCAGCGTCCCGTCACCGCCACCAGTCGTCACGGCTGTCGAAGCCGGGCTGGCCGGAAGCGCCGTGTAAGAACCCGCCGAAACCGATACAGTGTTGACGACTCCAGCAGTTGAAGTAAGGACTGTGTAGGTCGATTGCGTAGCAAACGTGCCGCCGCTTATCGTTCCGGTATCGCCATTGTTGTACCCCGTGCCGCCGGTCGCCACGGTCGCACTGGCGAGCGTCGCGTTGATGTTTGGGTTTTTCTCTAGCTGCGGCCAGCCGATGCGGAATACAACGAACGTAGCGGCGCTAGCGGATGATGGGTTAAGCTGCCATTGTGGGCAAACATTGGTGGTCGTTGAAAGCGCAAACGTGACTGATTGAGTAGTCCTTGCCCACGTTGAAGATGCTGACAGACTAGTTCCGGTAAAAGTCTCGGTGTTTGATGCTCCGTTCGTCCCCGCAATGGTGAGCCTGACAGCAGATAAGTTCGTGAAGTTGCCACTGACCGTCTTATAAAAAGAACTCCACGTCCAGGTCTGGCCGTAGGCTGCCGCTATCTGATTTATGGTTTCAAGTAATAAATTGTTGTTGCCTGCCCCGGTTGGAACGCCTGCCAATTGTAAATCTACAAAAGCAATCCCGTTCGTATCCGTGCCGATATTCACGACTGTCAGCACCAACCCCGTACTATTGTTCTGAGCCCAATTCGTCGGCAGCGTACCCGGTGATTGAAGTTGCGTGACTGACGCGCCGGTCGCAGCGTCCGTCGTGTTCACCGTCGTCAGATACGAGATCGAAACATTGGGGTTGACAGCCGAGACCGCGAACACGCCGTTGTATGATGCGACATTCGCGCCCGAGATTGTGATTGTATCGCCGACCGTCGCGCCGTTGGTGGCTGACGTGGCTATGACTGCTGTAGCCGACGCAGTGCGCGATAGCGTCGTGATCGAAGGGTTAGTTCTGATTGTTCCAACAACCGCACCTGTCGTCGTGCCGTTGCCGAGGTTGTTGCGGATGCTGTTGGTGCGGCTTTCCTCGACCAGCAAGCCCTGATTGGTGATGCGGGCAACGTTGTTGGCGAACGAGTACCAATTGCCGGATGTGTCGGAGGCGTAGCCGGTCGAGGCGCGGGAAACGGTAAGGAAGCTCGCCGCCGACCTCGATCCTACACCCTGTAGATAACCCTGGTTGGTGACGAAATTCAAATCCAGTGATGCTGGAGAAGAGCCGCCAGGATTGAGCACCCAAGACGGAATCTTGGTGCCCGAACTCAGCATGAAGAAGGTATCTGGCGGACGGAATTGCTGGAGCATGATTAGCTCACTATCGTTACAGCAACCTGGAAGTCTGCCGTGGAGTTGACGATCAGGGCCGCTCTGGCGACAAGAGCAAAATAAAGTTGCTGGGTCTGTCCAGACCAGTACTCGTAAGCCAGCCCGTTGGCGTTGCCAACCGAAGCTGCTGTGCCGCAGTAAGCCCAATTGGTGACGTTCACGACTGGGCCAAGACTGAAAGCATCCAGGCTGGAAATCGCAATCGAGCTATGATCGGTGAAGGTCGTGTTGGGCATTGACGACGTGAAGAACATCACATCGACCTGCGCATTGACCGTGGACTTGCAGGTAATGTTGATAGCCTGGATGAAGCCCTGCGGTGGGGCTCCACTCAGCACGTTGATGCCGGACCCGATGACTTGGTTGGCGGCGAAGACAGCCGTTGAAGTCTGGATCGGCGAAGACGTGTTGATATTGATATATGGAAAGCCCACGGCTGCCCTACTTCGGTCTGAACTTGGCGAATGTTAGCGCAAGACGGGCCCGCTTGCCAACAACTCCCGGAGAGTGGGCGTGCTTATGAGCGAATGCCGATGTGCTCATCCCGGCACGGTGGGCGGCTGTCCGCAGAGCGCCAGGGTGGTGGACCGCCGACTTCATCCATCCACCCTTCGCATAACCCTCTGCGGGTGACTCACCTACCCCTTTTTTACGCTGTGACCCGCGTGCGGCTCGAACTTGTGCAGCCCCGAGCCGGCGCTTGAGAACGGATGATGGTCCGCGCCGGCGCCCCCGCCGCGAGCCCGCTTATCCATTCGGTGGTGGCCCTTCTTGTGATGCATGTGGGCTACCTTGCCGCCGCGCTTCTTCTCATGGGCCTCTTCCATCACATTGCTGCCAACGGCACTATATTCTGTACGACCGCCCTTGGCCTTATGCTCTTTGTGATGCTTGTGTCTGTGAGCCATATCAATGGCCTCCTAGTTAGACGCTAGAGAACTGGTTTGCACCGAACAACGTGTAGAAGTTCGATGCGCTGACTTGGTTAAGGCCGGCGTAAGACGAAAGTGAGGTCGCACCCGGACCAATCGTCGGTGAGATAAACATGGTCACGCGCATGCCGCCGGCGGTGCTTGAGGCGACCGATGAAGCATACGTACCGCGCACGTCGCCGTTTGTCGAAGTTGCGGTCGGAAGCGAAGAACCGAAGGAGTGGTTGCCCGTATTCGCCGTGATGAACGTCGCGGACGAGGTGGCACCTATCCACAGGTTGATGTAAGCCGGGTGCTGCACCAGCATTGGGAAGCCATAAGTATCGGCCGTTCCAACGATGACGTTGGTAGAACCCAGCGTTCCCGTCGAGTTGGTGGGTGTGATGGCGGAGATGTACTTATAGGATTTCTTGCTAACCAGAGTGATGCCGGCGGCAGCCGTAGAGCCGGCGGTGGAACCGGCAAGCTGTTCTGTGACCTTGAAGCCATACACGTCGCGGCCGGCAATCGACCAGTACATGCCGCCGTCATTCTGAGTGCTTCCGGTGATCGCGATAGAGCGACCGCAAACCGACGCTGGATTCCAGATGCCGACTGCCGTGCTTTGACCGAAAGCCACAACTGCGGCCGAAGAGCCGCCGCATGGCGTATCAATGCAAAGTAGCGTGCCGGTGACAACCTTGCCGGTCTCCGGTGCGATGATGCAGGAAACCGAAGTCACGTTGACGCCAGACGCCGTAAGGGTCAGCGCCGTGCCGTTCGCCGGAACTTGTGTCAGTGCAATGTTGTTGCTGGAGATTGTGCCGGGGATGTAGTCAACAATCGCCTGCTGTCCCCAGAAGCCGTAGGTCAGGGTCTGCGCACCCTGGCCCGGCTGGTAGCCGTAGTTGTACTGCGAGCGCGGGTCCATAAGACCGTCGCCCAAGTCGATAAGAGACGGGCCGCGTTGATCGTTGTATTCGCCGGTAGCACCAGAGGCGCTGACGGTGATACCGTAGATGATCTGTGGGCCTGAATTGGCGGTAACGCCCATTTATCTAGCTCCAATTCCCACTGACATTACGCTGTTGGGAAGGTTCCCCACACCGCGCGCCAGTCGTAGTAGGTCGGCACGTAGCGCTGGTAGCCCTTCACAAGGAGGTTGTCCGTTGTGAACTCCACGCTCATGTCTGTCTCAAATCGCTTGCGGTGGAAGAAGATCAGACCTTCGTGGTTGGTCAGGATGAACCAAGCAAACGATGAAGTCAGGTAATCCCATACCTGGAAGCCTTCCTGGAGCGAGTCGTTCATGCCCAGGATGGCGTTCACGTCGTTGTTTGCCGTGCCTGGGCGAAGCTCGCTGCGGAACAGACGCAGCGCAATCGGCTCCAGGTTCGGTGGCACAACAACCTTCTTGCCGCGCGCATGAATCTTCAGACCGGCGTTGTCTTTCCAGGTCGTGCGGATTGTGATGAGCGCGTTGAGCAACGAAGTCTCGTTGAGGTCAACGTCCGGCGACGGCTCGTTCGGGATGGTTGCGCCTTCAATAGGGTGACCCGCCGCCGAGAACAGCGCCACGCCGTCACCGCCGGTTGCCGGCGTATAGGTCGTGCCGGTATTGAAGACGTTGGCCGCGTAGATTTCTTCGGTCTCCTTAAACGACTCCATAAGGCCGTCGCTGTTGGGGCCGAACTCTGCCTTGTATAGATTGTCGTCGATAGCCTTGCGGGTGATCGCGTAGCCAAGACCAATCTCGAAGTGCTCCGCATTGTAGACGTAGCGCTGACCGGCCGCGTTGTCGAAGGCGGTAGGCGCACCTTCCTGCTTCAACTGCGCGAAGCCCAGGTAACGCATCGCAGCACGACGCTCTAGCGCCATGTTGGATTCGGTCTCGCGGAAGATTTTCGGCCACTGCCGCTCGATCATCGGATACTTGCCGCTGATGCCCCAAAGGCCCGGCAGCAGAAGGTCTCTGATCTGACTAAGTGCAACGGGCATTGCCGTCGATCCCTAAGCTTTTACCGTCTCTGGAAGTACGGTAGCACCAGCGCTACTCTCGTTAGATACCGCCAGAGAAAACCACTATTACGTAGACGCTCCAGTAATTTGCTGACGCAACCAATTATTTGGCTGCACAACAAGAATTGCACCCCCCTCAGTACCGCTCGAAGTGCCGTTGACACCCGGAGGGGCATAGTTCGCGTAAACATCAACCACGCGGAACGGCAGCGTCGAACCAGCAAGTGCGGTCGCCGAAGACGCAAGCGCGATGTTGGAAATGCCGGTCGTGGTGTTGCCGGAGGTCTGGCCAGATGAAGCGATACCGACGCCCCAGCCAATCATCGAAGAGCCAACCGCGCCCGATGTGGTAGAAGCCTGGGCGATGAAGAGTTGCAGTGGATTGGTGATGACGTAGGCGATGGCCGTGCCGGAAGAACCGATGGAGCCGGGGAAGTAAGAACTCCATACCTGACGCTGGACGTTTGAGTTGTAATATTCGCATCCAACGAAGACCCCGAGCGGGATATAGCCGCTGGAGTTTGAATAGAGCGAAATGACGTTGGG